ATGACCATTTCCACCGATACAACCTTGTTGCATGACCCGCGACGGCAGGCATCGCTGCTTTACTGGCAGGGTTTTTCCGTGCCACAGATTGCCGAAATGCTGCAGGTCAAGCGCCCGACCGTGCAGAGCTGGAAGCAGCGCGACGGCTGGGACGGCATCGCACCGATTTCCCGCGTCGAAAGCAGCCTTGAGGCGCGCCTGATTCAGCTCATCGCCAAGCCGGAAAAGTCAGGCGGCGACTTCAAAGAGATTGACCTGCTCGGGCGGCAGATTGAGCGACTGGCGCGCGTTAACCGCTACAGTCAGACAGGTAACGAGGTCGACCTTAACCCCAATGTCGCCAACCGTAACAAGGGTGAGCGTAAGAAGCCGAAAAAGAACTTTTTCAGCGACGAGGCTATCGAGAAACTGGAGGAACTATTTTTCGACCAGTCTTTCGAGTACCAGTTGCAGTGGTACCGCGCCGGGCTGGCGCACCGTATTCGCGATATTCTCAAATCCCGCCAGATTGGTGCGACGTTCTATTTCTCCCGCGAGGCGCTGCTGCGCGCGCTCAAGACCGGCCACAACCAGATATTTCTGTCGGCCAGTAAAACGCAGGCTTACGTGTTCCGCGAGTACATCATCCAGTTTGCGCGGCTGGTCGACGTCGACCTGACCGGCGACCCGATTGTCATCGGCAACAACGGCGCAAAGCTGATTTTTCTCGGTACCAATTCCAACACCGCGCAGAGCCATAACGGCGACCTGTATGTCGATGAAATATTCTGGATCCCGAATTTTCAGAAGCTGCGCAAAGTCGCGTCGGGCATGGCCTCGCAGAAGCACCTGCGCTCAACCTACTTTTCGACACCTTCCACGCTGGCGCACGGCGCTTACCCCTTCTGGTCTGGCGAGCTGTTCAACAAGGGGCGCAGCCGGATTGCTGACCGCATCGAAATCGACATCAGTCACAGCGCACTCGCCGGTGGCCAGCTTTGCGACGATGGCCAGTGGCGGCAGATTGTCACCATTGAGGACGCGCTTGCCGGTGGCTGCACCCTGTTCGACCTCGACCAGCTCAAACGCGAAAACAGTGATGAGGACTTTAAGAACCTCTTTATGTGCGAGTTTGTTGACGATAAGGCGTCGGTATTCCCGTTCGAGGAGCTGCAGCGCTGCATGGTCGACGTGATGGAAGAATGGGAGGACTTCGCCCCGTTCGCCGACCACCCGTTCGGCTCGCGTCCTGTCTGGATTGGCTACGACCCGTCACACACCGGCGACAGCGCCGGGTGCGTCGTGCTCGCGCCGCCGGTGGTCTCGGGTGGCAAGTTCCGCATGCTGGAGCGCCACCAGTGGAAGGGCATGGACTTTGCCGCGCAGGCAGAGGGCATCCGCAAACTGACCGAGAAATACAACGTCGAATACATCGGCATTGACGCAACCGGCCTCGGTCTCGGCGTGTTCCAGTTGGTGCGCTCATTCTACCCGGCGGCACGCGGCATCCGTTACACCCCCGAAATGAAAACCGCGATGGTGCTCAAGGCAAAAGACACCATTCGCCGCGGCTGTCTGGAGTACGACGCCGGGGCGACCGACGTCACGCAGTCGTTTATGTCCATCCGCAAAACCATGACCAGCAGCGGGCGCAGCGCCACCTACGAGGCCAGCCGCACCGAGGAAGCCAGTCACGCAGATATCGCATGGGCGACCATGCACGCCCTGTTAAACGAACCGCTTTCCGCCGGTAGCGGCATGCAGCCTAAATCTATTCTGGAGTTTAATTAATGAAAAATAACGTTTTCTCACAAAGCCAGATTCAGGCAATGGCCGATATTCTGCACAATGACAGCTTTGACTATCAGGCAACATGGTTACGGGTCGGGAAGCTCAATATCGACCGCAGCATCACCAAATCGCGCCAGATTGGCGCAACGCAAGTCTTTAGCCGTGAGGCGCTGCTCGATGCGCTGACAACAGGCGATAATCAGGTCTGGTTTGCTCACACTATTGAGCATGCGCGGGTGGCGCTGATGTACATGAGCAACCTTTCGGCGCGCGTCGGCGTCCGTCTGACGAGCAACGGCCACAGCCTGCAGCTCGACGGCGGTGCGATTATCAGCTTTGTCGGCGAGGAATCCCATTGCGCCGCGCTGGCCGGTAACGTCTACCTTGATGAGTTCGCATGGTTCAATAACCCGCTAAGGGCGGCAAAAGTCGCGGCGGCTATCGCCTGCCATAAGCGCCACCGCCTGACGATGTTTACCTCACCCTCTGATAATCATGTCGCGTTCCGGGTATGGAACGGCACAACCCGCAGACACCGACCGTCACCGCTCATCAATACCGGCGACAGCGTATTTTGCACAGATGGTGTCTGGCGTCAGTCGGTCACTCTGGATGCAGCATGCCAGCGCGGGTGCAATCTCTTTGCGCCTGAGGAAATTAAACACGAATACAGCGACGACGATTATCGGCTGCTGTTTGGCTGCGACTGGTCTTTCGCTGTTGCAGCGGGTGAGGTGGCAGCATGAGCAAGCGCAAGCCACGCAAACAAGTTGCCATGAGCGCCAGCGCCCCGCAAAAAATGGAGGCGTTCACCTTTGGCGAGCCGGTGCCGGTACTCGATAAGCGCGACATTCTGGATTACGTCGAGTGCATCAGTAACGGTAAATGGTACGAGCCGCCGGTCAGCTTCTCCGGGCTGGCAAAGAGCCTGCGCTCTGCTGTACATCACAGCTCACCGATTTACGTTAAACGCAACGTGCTCGCGAGCACCTACATTCCGCACCCGCTGCTGTCCCGTCAGGATTTCAGCCGCTTTGCGCTCGACTATCTGGTATTCGGCAACGCCTTTCTTGAGCAGCGCCACAGCGTCACCGGCCAGCTAATCAAGCTACTGGCCTCACCGGCCAAATATACCCGCCGTGGGGTCGACGATTCGATATTCTGGTTTGTGGAAAATTTCACACTGCCGCATGAGTTCGCGCCTGATACCGTGTTTCACCTGCTGGAGCCCGACATTAATCAGGAGATTTACGGCCTGCCCGAATATCTCAGCGCGCTTAATTCCGCCTGGCTGAATGAATCCGCGACGCTGTTCCGCCGCAAGTATTACCAGAACGGCGCGCACGCGGGTTACATCATGTATGTGACTGACCCGGCGCAGAGCGCGACCGACGTCGAATCGCTGCGCGAGGCGATGCGTAACTCGAAAGGGCTCGGCAACTTTAAGAACCTGTTTTTCTACGCCCCCGGCGGAAAACCGGACGGCATAAAAATCGTGCCACTGAGCGAGGTCGCCACAAAGGATGACTTTTTCAACATCAAGAAAGCCAGCGCCGCCGACCTGATGGATGCGCACCGCGTGCCATTCCAGCTTATGGGCGGCAAGCCCGAGAATATCGGCTCACTCGGTGACGTTGAGAAGGTGGCAAAGGTATTCGTCCGTAACGAGTTGTCGCCCCTGCAGGACAGATTCAGGGAGGTAAACGACTGGCTCGGCATGGAGGTCATCAGGTTCAAAGAGTACACCCTCGACAACCCGGAATAACTCCCCCTCAAGCCGCCAGCATGGCGGCTTTTTCATACCCCGCCACCATCCCGCCTCAGACGCGCCACGCGCGCACGACCACACCAGACCACCAACGAACCGACAGCGACCACGACCGCGCCATCACGACGCGCTCAGACGATAATTTTTATCATTACGCACCACCGCTGGCGCGCAATGCTTTCCCCGCCACGCCTGCCCGCTTTATGGGGCGGTTTTAATGCAGTTGCATGACCACTCTGGATCCGCGCCAGCACTGGCGGCGCACGGCCAGAACGGGCAACCCCGGCGCATGCAAAACAATGCACCTGTTGCATGCAGGGCTAAAAAACGGGAAATTCGCCGAAAATGGCATAAAAAAACCGGCTTTAATTGTGCCGGTCTGGGGCGGTTGCTCAGGGGCAGGCTAACGCCTCGCGGGGCTCGTTGTTCAACCCCGCCAGCACTGAAAGCGAGTTTCAGCACCGGCGGCGTTTATTAATGCAGCCAGCTATCGTCCTCCCATACCTGCTGCATGATTTCCATTACTCGTTTTTTATCTTCGTCCAGTTTTAAACCGCTTAGCTCAACGCCATTTGCAGAACCTTTGCGAATGCGGATAGCTGTCTTTGGGTAGATAGGTTGAAGATTTCGGTACAGCTCAGCCTCAAGTGCATCCAACGTTGCCTGACTAATTTTATGCTCTTTATCCAACGTGATATTGATTCTCATAATCTAATCAGCCTTATAAAAAATATCATCTTCGGTTTCGTTATTTTCGCTGTTTGCTAAGTCTGCAATGAGAGTGAGCGCGAGCTTTAAGTCTGACGGCTTGCAGTTTGCAATCAGAGATACCTCGGCAATAAATTGCACACAAGCCCACTTTTGCTGCGTTCGGCTGAAATGTTCGCCAACCATGAAATCCCTCCCACAGGGTTACTGTATATTTATACAGTAGCACGTATTGGCAAAAGATGGGAAGAAAAAAAACGAATAGGGCGATTGCCGTATGTACATGATATGGATGAGTATTAACGGTTATTTTTTCGATGCCATTTCCGCTAAAACCGCAACCCGCCTAAGGATTTTACTGGCTTGCACCTGATGTGAAGGGGCAGCGGCGAAGATTTCACCTTTTGACGTTCCGCGCACCCATCGACCGTTAAAGCAACTTTTACCACCGGCCATCAGGTGCAGGGCTTCGCCCCGGCTGATAGTTATGCCGGTTGTCAGATGTATCTCGTCGATAGTTTTCGCTATAGCTGCGCTTTGCTCATCCGTTCCGTGGATGAATTTTCGCCGTATTGCTGGTTTTTGCTTCCTGAGTCTGTTGGTCAGCTCTCGTCTTTCGCGCCGACTCAGTGGTTTTGATAAATCCAGTATCGGTGGATCGCTTTCGCTTCCCGTACAGTTATTGACAGAACTCCGAGAGGGCGCAGGAGCGCCCTTAACGTCAACGGCCAAATCAACGGCACGCTTCGGCACAATTTTCCATTGCGTGAGTCTGGTTAAAATCGGGGTGCCGGCACCGACAGCGGCATCGTATACGCCACGAATGCAGACTGTTTCCTCGCCGTACTGGTTAAACTCGGCGCGCGGTTCATACAGCGTGCGAACCTGCAAATCATCGCGACGAACAAACGGACCACCCTGCGCATTAACGTAGCCAGCCCAGTCACCTGCGTCGGCGGCATCATGGACGGCGGCAAACTCAACGCTCAGACCGTGCGCAGTCTCTGTATCAGCGAGACGACGCAACTCACGATAGACCGTCACCGGCGCGCCGCCGATAAACTGAAACTGACGTATGTGCCAGCGCGCCGCCCATGCTGAAACGGCTGGGGCTGTCTCTTTCAGTAGTTCCCCGCTTTCGTCATCGGTCTCTCCATCGAGAGCATAGCCGTCGATATTTTTTGAAATGTATTTAGCGACATAGCCGGTAGCGCTGCCTTTTTCCGGGTCAATGGCTTCGGCGTGAAAGCGTGCTTTTTTTGCTTTATCGCTTTTCAGTTCGAGGTGGTCTTCCTCCCACGCATAATTACGGATGATGAGGCGAACACGCTCGACATCTTCCGGCAACATGAACATAAGCATGTGCCAGTGAGGCGTTGCATCGTGATGAGGCTCGGCAACACGTATGCCAAAAATGCGTATTTCCTCCCTGTGCAGTTTGGCGCGAATGCGCGCCCAAAGTCCGGTGAGATAACTTTGTGTGTCCGACGGGCTGGCTCCGTTCCATTTGCTGTTACGGTAGCCTGCTTTAGTTGTGGCGTGATATTTAGACGGCGCGGTCAGGGTGTAAAACTCCCCGACATAACCGAGCTCATTGCAGATATTTTCAAACCCACGGATGCGGGTCATCAGTTCGCAGCGGCGTATCGCAGGGTTAGCGACAGAACCGTCGTATTTTTCAATCAAGCTGATGCGGTTGCCGTCTTCGTCTTCGAGATCCAGCCCCTTGAGAAATTCACGCGTGCGGCGCTTTTGCTCGCGCCAGTCTGTCACGCAGTTTTTACTCGCGTAGGCATGGCGTTTCTTGCTGACATTGCCTGCTGCAATTTGCAGATGTTCGCGCCATGACGCCGCAATGCGTCGTAGACGGCCGCGCCACCAAACCTCATTAAACATGCGCATTACTGCCGGTGCGATCTCATCATGACCGACATACTTTTTTGTCACTCGCTCCCAATGTGGTGGGGTAACGTTAAACTGCAGAGAAATAAAACCGGCGCGCATATACCAGGTATACAACGTTTTAAGCTCGCTAATCTCAGCGTCATCAATGTCAGCCAGTTCAGCGCGAATGAAATTAGCGATATCAGCGGCCAGCAGGTCAATATCGGCACGCGACATATCAGGGAGGCGGTTATATCTGGCAACCATATTGACCATACGTGACGCCAGATATTGCATGAGTTCAGTATCGAAATGACCACCGAAAACAGCGGTTGACACTTTGCTGTCGATGCCTGTGCACTCGTATTTTTTTGCGACCAGTTCCAGACGCGGCAATGCCTTTTTGCAGAAGCTGATTAAAAAAGCATTGGCTCGTTGACTGCCCTGATTTTGTTCCAGCACCGCAGCGGTGCGGTATACATCAAAACGCACGCACTCAGGCTGTAGAGAAAGCACCTTTCTCGCATGCAGCAAAGCCGCGAACATACGATCGCGGCGATGCTGTTGGTCATAAGTAAGATAAGGGCTGGCTATTGCCGACCGAGGGGCATTCCACGGATAAGCATAGGCAACCTGAGAGCTATGCATCAACGCCAGCCCCCTCAATGGCTGCAATGCATAGTTTCCCTACACGCTCAATTTCTTCCGCCATAGCGACAAGGGCAGCAATATCCGAGCCATGAATATGATGGTGTATCAGACCGGAAATAAGCTGGTTAATCTTCGGGTAATAGCCGATTGTGTCGAGCCATTCCTCGCCAGCTTTTTTACCTGACTTAACGACTTTCTTCTCATTCAAAATGAATTGAAATTGGTCGCTGGTAATAACCCACTTATCGCCAATTTCTATGTGGAGGCTCACAATTCACCCCCTAACATTGCTCCAATTATCGATAACTTCTCGGTAGTGCTGACAGGAGTAATCGATAACATTACCCAATTTCCGCAACCACTAATTAGGTTATCTATTGATAAGATGTGAGTGATTTTGACAACGATTTTATTGCCGGTGTATTCCCCCTCCCATTCCCGCAGTATAAGAAAATCATCGCATTTAAAATCACGGTCATTGATTCTGAATTCGGCTTTTTTATTACCAGATAAAACCTCTGCAAAAAACATCGGCCCAATTTTTAAACTATGAACGGTGCTCATTTAAATTCCCCTGTAATGTTTGTGTTTGAGCTCCGCGATTTGCTGACAGGTCACGCATAAAGCCACGCCCGGAATCGCAATGCGGCGAGCTTCCGGGATAGGTGCGTCACATTCTTCGCAGAGGAAACGAGAGGGCGCAGCGATACGGCCGCGCGCGTTTCTGATGTGGCGCTCGCGGTCTTCCTGCTCGCGCTGTTGTGCTAAATCCATTGCGTCGGCCATTAATGCAGCTCCTGAGATTCATTTTCATAGCGGGTGGCTTCACGGCGCAGAAGTTCTGCCGCTTCAATCCCGCTTAAGCCTTGATTCGCGATATGTGTTGCCAGAGCCTCAAGACGGATTGAAACGGCGATAGCGCGACCTTTACGCTCTTCGCGCTTGGCTATGTCAATCACAGCCATGAGTGGATCACTTTCGGCGGCAAAAATGTTTGTTAGTTCTTTCTGCATATTTATTTCTCCTGATTTCGGGCAATAAGAAGCCCGGCGGGTTTACGCCATTAAATTTCTGTTAGGGTTAATTCGGCATGGTTAGCCGTTTTGGAAATAAGCTCACCACTGCACGAAAATGATTCATCGCTGTAATAAGCGCTTTTTTCTCGTCAGTAGTCAGCTCACTTAATTCGAGCTCATGACGAGCCGCCGGTATTTTTGCCAGAAAGAAAATAGCGGCCAGCGCCCGATTATTTTCTTCAAATTGTGGATCGCGTTTATCGCGCATATCATCGACAAAACGCTCAACCTCTTTCCAGCTATCACCCCAATATCTCGCACGTAATTCAGCTACGTGGTTAAGACCAGCCAGACGCGCACCAGCCTTTAGCGGAACATTCGCAGAAATAGCTTCGATAGCCATGATTCCCCCTGTTTTTTGGTGGACAGACCAGCCAGTAAATCAGCCTGTGAGCGGCTCGGGTGCCAGCGCTTGCCGTCCTTACCAATAATCCAGCCGTGGCCGCAGTGCATGCCGGGGCTTTGCTTAACGAGCAGAGACGCGAATGACGGTTCATTTTTCAGCATGAGCACCTCAAATCAGACCGAATGACGCGCCAATACCGCTCATGGTATCGACAACACTCGTCATTGCTGGATTGGTCTGCAAACGCGCATGCAGCGCCAGTGCCGACAAAGACAACATGCGAATACCAGAGTTAACGCTTTCAATCATGGTGTGCTTACGGGCAGAGGTCAGTCGCTCATCAGAGACCGCGCCGCTCGCCAGTTCTCCCAGCTCACGCATAGCACGCATGACGTAAGACTGCAGTTTGTCTTTCGCCAGTTCGTTGACCGGTACACATGGCAGGCAATGAATCTGAGCCAAAAAACCATCAACTAAGGCTGAGTCTTCGGTCAGGTCTGTCAGCAGCCATAACTCAGGCGGGGTGAGCTGGTGAGGCTGTTCCGGGTTGAGCTTGTTACGTAACGTCTGAACATTCATTCCCGCACGTTCGGCAAGCTTCGCCATGTTGTGACGTTGAGCGAAAGCACGACACGCATCGTCATAATGGGGATGTTTGGAAATCTGAAAATCAAACATGGTTAAGTTCCCTCTAACTTGCATAATCAAATTCAGTTAAGAGCGGTGCGCTGGTCGATGTAGCGACAATCGATCGCTTGTTGAGTCAGTTTGTCGCGCCAGGCTTTTACGTTTACGAGGGTGCGGCTTCGTTTACCGGCTTCCTCTTTGTTGGAAAAGTCTTTGGTCGGAGCTTTAAGAAGAATGCCCTCATCAAGCCATTGCCATACCAGACGCTCGCTAACGCCGCGGGTGGCGGCAAAGTCTTTCACTGTCATGGTGTCTGACATAGCAGAGCGAATCATTGTCTGCAGGGCTGGCAGCATTGCTGTAACGATGGCGTCAAACTGAGTCGGGTCTAACAGCACAGTTTGATTTTGTGAGTTTTGCGAGTCGTGCGTCGAGATTGATTTTGCATCTGACATATCGCATTATCTCCTGTTGATTGTAGTGAACTGCAATGATGTGCATCGTGGTTGATAAACGTCACTTTAGTTCGCGAAATTTAATTTTGCAATGGCAAAAATTAATTTTGGTGGCGAGATATGGCTAAATTTGGAGACGGGGCGGCACCGGCTATCGAAAGAATCCTTTCGGCTTATGGACTTAGCTCGCAAAAAGAGCTTGGCGAAAAACTTGGGATTTATGCCAATAACATAAGCAGTTGGCTTGCTAGAGATAGCGTGCCGGGCAATGTGTTTGTTGAATGTGCTATTGAGACGGGCGCAGATATCGGATGGTTAGTAACAGGGGAACTTGCAAAAGCAAACTCACCACATGCGACCCTCAAGGGTCAAGCGCTTTATGAAGAGGTCATGGCGTCCGGTGGTAAGCCTGTTCTGAGACGCATCCTTGATGCTTACGGTTTTTCTATGCAAAAGGAGCTTGGTGATCTACTCGGGATATCATCTGGAACGATTAGCACATGGGTACGGCGTGATTTTTTCCCCGGTGATGTAGTGGTTACTTGTGCTCTTGATACCGGTGTTTCGCTCGAATGGTTAGCAACCGGTAAAGGGCAAATGCGAACAAACAGGGAAGCGGTCACATCAGGTTATTCAATTAAAAAATCCCGCCTTGAATCTGGCGAGCTTAAGGATGCTGGCACATGGCATCCAGACCCCTCGATGATACCCTCTGATTCAGAGGAATTGATTTTTGTTGAAGGTATGGGCTCCTCTTGGCTTGTCGACCGTTCGGCTTCGAACATAAGCAATGGGCGTTGGTTAATTGATATCGACGGCGCTCTTGATGTTTTTGATGTGATTCGTCTTCCTGGAGGAAAAGTCAGATTGTCTAATAAAACTGCTGAGTTTGAATGCAATATTTCAGACATCAAGCCTGCCGGGTCTGTAGTTCTTACATTGGAAAAACACGTATAAGGAGCAGTAATGAAAAAGTATTTATTAATGATGGTCTGTATCGCACTTTCTTCGTCAGTCTTAGCCGCAGAGAAGTTTAAAGAGATTGATAGTAAATCTTTTGGTGATAAATGGCCGCTGACCTTTGAGCATGCAAAAGTATCCTGTGTAAATAGTCACTACGTTTTTGTTTATGACATTGATACGGATGAACGCTATCCCTTAAGCGGCATGGCTAAGAACGCCGTCAATTCTGGAAAAATGGAAGGGCGAGATTTAAAAGAAGTGTTAAAAAAAGACCCTAACGATCCATTAGAACGAGCTGATATTGGTCCTGTTTTCAGTGAAGCCATAGCGCTTTGTGAATAAAAAAATTCGGCCTCGGTGTAGCTATGACAGTTAGTAAGCAAAAAAATGGTAAATGGTTATGCGAGCTTTATCCAAACGGTAGGGAAGGGCGGCGTATACGTCGGCATTTCAATACAAAAGGTGAGGCCGAGGCATTTGAAACATTTACGAAGAATGAAAGTGAGGACAAGCCTTGGCTCGGCAAGAAAGAAGACCGCCGACGCCTAAGCGAGCTTATCCAACTTTGGCATAATCTACACGGTCAGGCTTTGGTCGCCAGTAAGTCGCGGTTGGCAAAACTACAAATCGTTTGTAATGGTTTGGGCGACCCTATTGCATCCCGCTTTACCGCTAAAGATTGGGCTCATTACCGCGACCGCCGACTCCGTGGTGAAATAGACAACGGATATCATAAAGACCCGGCGAAATGGGTCGCCAAACCCATAACCGTGAATCGTGAACAGCAATATCTTATAGCTGTTTTTAATGAGTTGCGGCGGTTAGGGGAGTGGAGTTTACCCAACCCACTGGAAGGGGTTCGCGTATTCAAAGAGGCCGAGAAAGAAATGTCCTGGCTAACTCTTTCTCAAATCCCTGAGCTGTTTCGAGCCTGCGAGCAATACGGCAAAGAGGATCTAACGATGATTGTCAAAGTCTGTCTTGCCACCGGCGCAAGATGGGGTGAGGCCGAGAGATTAACGCGGCCACAGCTCGCACCCTGCAAACTGACTTTCACAAAAACCAAAGGCAAGAAGAATCGCACCGTCCCCATTCCTAAATGGTTGTATGACGAGTTAGCCGAACGTCAGGGCAGAATGTTTAAACCCTGCTATCAGGAATTTAAAAAGATGCTCAAGCTCACGAATATCGAACTGACGGAAGGGCAGAAGACGCACGTTCTGCGACATACTTTTGGTGCGCATTTTATGATGAACGGCGGAAACATACTGGTGCTGCAGAAAATCCTCGGGCATTCCAACATTCGCGAAACAATGAGATACGCGCACTTTGCTCCTGACCATTTAGAACAAGCCGTTTCTCTCAATCCTCTTTCTCTCTATGTTGGCGACAATATGGCGGCAGAGATTGCATAA